TTGTACTGCCTTTGTAAACAACCTATCAATTAAAAGTATCCCAACGGCAGCAACAGGATTACCATCAGGTGCAGTATGGAACAACGCAGGAGTTTTAAATATAGTATAAAAATAAAAAAATGAAAGATTCAAAAACAATAGAAGAAAAATTTGCTAAAAAATTAGAAAAACTTGAAGCAAATAAAGCCAACCAATTATCAAAACAAAAAGATAGAGAGGCTAAAAAAGCAGAGATGATTAAACAAAGAAAATCTTTAGCAGATAAAGTTAAAAAAGAAACTGAAGCTGCTAAAGCTAAAAAAGCAGCTAAAGGTAAAAAATCTTAGTAATATAGATTGCATATTACATTATTTACTATATTTGTGTAAAATCAAATTTAATTTAATGTAATATGCAAGAAATATTTTATAATTCTTCATTGCCTAGAAGTGGATCTACACTTCTTCAAAACATCTTAGCACAAAATCCTGAATTTTATTGTTCACCCACTAGCGGAGTTTCTCAGTTGATATCTGCGTGTGTTCGACAGTTTAATCATGGTGATGCTTGGAAAGCTCAAGGTTTAAATGAAATGTCACCTCACTTCCTTTCCTTTTGTAAGGGAGGTATTTTTACTTACTACTCTTCATTAACTAAAAAAAAGTATATCGTAGACAAGTCTAGGGAATGGACTCAGCAGTATGCCTTACTAAAAAAACTTGATCCTAACCTAAAGGTTGTTTGCATGGTCAGAGACCTTCGTTCAGTTTTTGCTTCCTTAGAAAAAAAGGTTAGACAAAATCCTGAAAGAGAAAATTGGATTACAAATGTTGGTGAGCTTAAAGGACTGACTGTAGAGTCTAGGGTTCAAGAGTGGTCTAAGGTTGTTCCATTAGCGCCTCCAATAAACTTTTTAATGAATGCCATTGAAACAGGGTATGCAGAAAATATTCTTTTTATAAAATACGAAGAACTTGTTAAGAATCCTGAAAAAGAAATTAAAAGGGTGTATGAGTTTTTTGGTGCAGACTTTTATCCAGAGCATGACTTCAAAAATATAACCCAACTAACTCATGAGAATGATACTATATTTGGAATATATGGAGACCACCAGTTAAGGGGTGAGTTAAAGGCACTGCCTAAAGACTATGAAAAAGTTTTAGGTAAAACTGTTTCCGATAACATTAAGAAGTCATACAAGTGGTTCTACGATTACTTTAAATACAAATAGGTTATGATATATTGGTTTACAGGGCAGCCTGCCCACGGAAAAACAGTTTTAGCTAATATGCTAAAAGAAAAACTACCTAACGCTTTTAGGATTGATGGAGACGAAATGCGAGAGCTTTTTACAAATAAGGACTATTCTATCAATGGAAGGGTAGTTAATGTCGGTACTGCTCAGAAAATAGCTCACTACCTACATAATCAAGGTCAAGATGTTATTGTTTCTTTAGTAGCTCCATATATTGACCAGAGAGAGGACTTCAAGGCTCTTATGGATGATGAAATAATTGAGTTCTATGTTCATACATCTGAGCCAAGAGAACGAGATCATTTCAAAGCAATAGCCTATGTCGCTCCTTCTAAAAACTTTGTTGACATAGATACTACTTACGATACCCCTGAACAATCATTTAAAAAAATTAAAGATGCAATATAAAGCTCAAGCAGAAACAGAAAGCTCAAGTACAGAGAAAAAGTATTCTATGTTTATTGGAAGATGGCAGCCTTTACATAAGGGTCATCTTTGGCTAATCAACGAAAGGTTAAAGGAAGGGAAAAATATATGGCTTGCAATCAGGGATGTAAAGCCTGATAAAAAAAATCCATGGACTGCTCAGGAGATAGAAAAAATGATTTACGAGGGTGAGCTTAAAGAATTAATTCTAGATGGTAGGATTATTGTTTCTATCATTCCAGATATAGAGTCTGTAAACTATGGCAGGGGTGTTGGATATGATGTTATAGAACACGTTCCTCCAAAAGAGATAGGAGATATTTCAGCTACGTCTATTAGAAATAAAATGAGAAAAGATGGTAAGCTATAAAAGACACTTTGCTAAAACATTAAGCTGGAGAGTTATTGGAACTATTGATACAATGATACTTTCTTCCGTAATAACAGGTAGTTGGGAATTAGGATTAACAATAGGAGGTATAGAGGTTGTTACAAAAATGATTCTTTATTTTTTACATGAAAGACTTTGGTATAAATATTTTAAATACGGATTAAAAAAATGAATATAATTTTCAAGATTGATGGAGGCTTAGGAAAGTCTATTATGGGTACTGCCATGCTAAAGGTTATTAAGAAAAAATATCCTAAATCAAATATAATAGTTTTAACGCACTACAAGGATGTATTTCTAAATAATCCTGACGTATACAAGTGTCTTAAATTAAACGAGACATTTGAGATTTACAAAAATGAGATTAAGGACAAGGACTGTAAAGTTTTTGTAGCCAATCCTTATGGCACAAGTGACTTTATTCTTGACCAAAATCATTTATACACACTTTGGTGTGATATGTTTGGTCTTGAGTACAATGGAGAGATGCCTGAAATATATTTAACAAATACAGAAAAAAACTACTACTCTAATGTTTATCACTCTAATAAACCAATCCTAGCATTACAAACGCATGGCGGTGGTGAAAATCAAGAACTAAAATATAACTGGTCAAGGGATATGCCATTTCCTTTAGTCCAGGGTGTTATTAATAGGTTTAAGGACGAGTATACTATTTGTCATATTAAAGGAAAATCTCAGCCATCATACAGCCACACAAAGGAATGCCTAGAGTCTTACAGGGGTGTGGCTATATTACTTCTTCAATCTAAAAAAAGATTGTTTATAGATAGCTTTTCACAGCATATGGCTGCAGCTTTAAGACTGCCGTCAGTTGTTTGTTGGGTAACAACAAAGCCTAAAATGTATGGCTATGAGCTTCATAAGAACATTGTAGCAAATAAATTTACTAAAGAGCCTGAATATGCTCATAGTAACCTACAACCATTTTCTTTATATGAGGATATTAAAGAAATACCTTACAACAATTTAACTGAAATTTTTGATTCAGAAACTGTTATAAAAAATATCCTATCTTTGTAATATAAAGACATTTACATGGAATTAAATAATAAATCAAAAGGGTTGGGAGACTCTATCGAAAAATTTACTACTGCTACAGGTATTAAAAAAGTAGTTGAAACAGTTGCAAAAGCAACAGGTAAGCCATGTGGATGTTCTAAAAGAAAAGATACTTTAAACAGAGTTTTTCCATATAAAAAATAATAAAAATGGCATATCAAAAATTACAGACAAGTAGAGCAGCAGCAGTTACACCAAGTGACACTTTAAACATTCCAAGTGTATCTACTGAAAACGGTAGAGGCAATAATGGTTGTGTATTATATGTAGCCACAGGTGGTGACTTAAGAGTACTAACTGCAGGAGGTGACGATGTAAACTTTGCAGGATTTCCAGATGGAGCTTTTTTACCAGTTAACGTGGTAAGAGTTTTTGCAACAGGAACTTCAGCAACAGGAATCATAGCACTTTGGTAGTATGTTTATATCCATCGCAAATGCAATAGGGTCATCTTCAGCTTCAGGTAAAGGAGGGGCTGAAACTAACGACCCTTTAACTGACGCAACCTTTCAACAAGCAGTAAACGATATACTAGCTCAAGACCCTGTAAGTGGGGATTATAACCTTGTACCCTATGGTAAACTTCCAAATTGGGATGTAAGTCAAGTTACTACTATGGCAAATGCTTTTCAAAATAAGTCTACTTTTAATGGAGATATAAGTGCTTGGAATACTTCTAGTGTAACTACTATGAGTTTTATGTTTAAAGGTGCAACATCTTTTAATAAAGATATAAGTAGTTGGAACACAAGTAGTGTTACTGATATGTCTTGGATGTTTCGTCTAGCAACTGCATTTAATCAACCAATAGGTTCTTGGGATGTCAGTAGTGTGACTAATATGAGTAGTATGCTTAGAGAGTCTGATTTTAATCAACCATTAGATTCTTGGAACACAAGTAGTCTGACTAGTACGGCTTATATGTTTTATAATAATAATATATTTAACCAACCATTAAACTCTTGGGACACAAGCAGTGTTACTAATATGAGTAATACGTTTTATAATGCAGATCTATTTGATCAATCATTAAATGCTTGGGATACAAGTAGTGTTACTAATATGAGTTATATGTTTTTTAGTGCAAATTTATTTAACCAACCATTGAATTCTTGGAACACAAGTAGTGTAACTACTATGGATTCGATGTTTTCTAGTGCTACTTCTTTCAATCAAGATGTAAATGCTTGGAATACTTCTAGTGTTACTAATATGTCTCGTGTGTTTCGAAGTAATCCTGTTTTTAATCAGCCTTTAAATAACTGGAATGTCGCTAGTGTAACGGCTATGAACTCTATGTTTCAAAGCGCAACTTTATTTAATCAAGATATTAGTTCTTGGGATGTTTCTAGTTGTGTAAACTTTAGTAATATGCTTCAAAACATGAACGCATTCAATCAACCATTAAATAGTTGGAACATGACTAGAGCGTCAGGTACTATTCAGGTAGGTTATATGTTTGCAAATTCTGTTTTTAATCAGCCTTTAAATAATTGGGATACAAGTAAATTTAGTGTTTTCCTTGGTATGTTTGCTTTTGGCGCTTCATTTGACCAAGACATATCTTCTTGGGATACAACAGGATTTACATCATCAGTAGCAGGTAATGATTTCTTTACAACTTCAGGATTGTCAACTGCTAATTATGATGCATTGCTTATTGGTTGGTCAGCACAGGCAGTTAGACCTTCAACAAACTTTAATTTTGGTACTGCTCAATACACACTAGGTGGAGCAGCAGAGGCAGCTAGAAATACATTAATCAATACTTATGGTTGGACGATAACCGATGGTGGTGGAATTACACCTCCCACACCTTTAACAAACGCAACTTTTCAAACTGCAATAAATGATATACTAGCACAAGACCCTAATGGGGATTATGATTTAGTTCCTTACGGAAAGATACAGGATTGGGATGTTAGTCAAGTTACTAATATGTCAAACGGATTTAGTGGTAGGTCGTCTTTTAACGGAGATATAAGTGAATGGGATGTGAGTAATGTATTTGGTTTTATTAATATGTTTAGTGGTGCGTCATCCTTTAACCAACCAATCGGTAATTGGAATGTAAGTGTTCCTATAAATATGCAAAATATGTTTAATGGAGCAACTGCCTTTAACCAACCACTAGCTTCTTGGAATGTAAATACTTGTAGTAGTTTTGTGGGTATGTTTAGAAATACATCTTCTTTTAACCAACCTTTAAATTCTTGGGTTTTAAAATCTAGTGGTGTAAATACGACACAAATGTTTAATAATGCAACTGCTTTTAATCAACCTTTAAATAATTGGGATATATCGGGAGTTACTAGTCTAGCTTTACAAAGTATGTTTAATGGTGCATCATCTTTTAACGGAGACATTTCAAATTGGAACACAAGTAATATTAGTTCTTTTTTTGGAATGTTTAATGGTGCGTCTGCATTTAACCAAAACTTATCTGCTTGGGATATAACGGCATTAACCACAGTACCAAATAGTGGGTTTCAATTTTTAAGAACTGCAACTTTGTCTACTGTAAACTATGATGCAATTTTAATTAGTTGGGCAGCACAAACACCTATAACAAACGGAATACTTTTTGATTTTGGTAATAGCCAATATACATTGGGTGGAGCAGCAGAATCAGCAAGAAACACTTTGATTAATACCTATGGATGGACTATAACCGATGGTGGTGGAATATAAATAAATAAATAAAAAAAATGGCAAATACAAAATTATGTTACCCTACGGTAGAAACTTGGTTTATAGTTTGGGATGATACACGAGAAAATATTTTAAGTTATGGTTCAATTGAACCTAATCAATGTATGGAGACAAAATGGTCAGAGGTGGACTACTATGAAAATGAAGCAGAATGGATTGACGTGTTGTTAGATAACGGAATAAACCCCTTTCCTCCAGAGCCTGAAGAAGACGATATTGCAGACGAAGAAACTGTAAATTAAAATCACTAACTTTGTTTGTATGAAATCAGCTATTACATATTTATATATTCAAGATAATTCTTGGTTGATTGATATTCAGATTAATTATAATATAAATAATGTCAAGTAGAATGAGTACAGATGATTTGAAAATATATGCGCTAAATAGCGTAGCAGTGGTTGTTTCTTTTAGTGAGATTCAAGAAATTTTAAAATTAGTTTTGTTAATTGGTTCAATAGTATATACCTTTCAAAGGGTTTATGCAAACTATAAAGAATATAAAAAAAATAAATGAATTATTTTTCTTCACATGAGTTTGATTCACCTGACCTACCTGGAAGTGGTAATTTAATTAGTGATAATCTAGTTGAAATGCTTAACGATGCTAGAGAAATATTTGGAAAGCCTATTGTAATAAATAGTGGGTATAGAACTAAAGACCATAACGAAGAAGCAGGTGGTAAAGAAGATTCGTCTCATTTAAAAGGATTAGCTGCAGATATATCTTGCGTTAATTCAATGGATAGGTTTAAGTTGTATGACATTTTAAGATCTGTTGGTTTTCAAAGAATAGGAGTAGCAAAAACTTTTATTCATGTTGATATAGATTTTGACAAAGACCAAGATGTATTTTGGGTTTATTAGTATGAAAAAGATATTAGAGTTTTTTGGCACAAAGGTATTTAAGCAGATTGGAGATGTTATTGACAATCTTTTTACTAGTGATGAGGAAAGGATAAAAGCTAAGAATGAAATATTTAAAGTTCTTCAGGAGAAAGAGCTTGAGTTACAGAAGATGCAGACGGATATAATTTTAGCAGAAGCAAAAGGTAATTGGCTTCAAAGAAGTTGGAGACCAATCCTTATGTTATCATTTGGGTTTATTATTATTTATACTAAGTTTATATCTCAGTTATCATCACACTTGGTAACTCCTGAGTTAGAGCCTGAGTTTTGGAATTTACTAGACATAGGTATTGGGGGTTATGTAATAGGAAGAAGTGCAGAAAAAATAGCAGACAAAGTAGCTCCAATATTTAAAAATAAAAAATAAAGGTTATGCCAAAAATAAGTACATATCAAACAGTAACTCCACAAGGAGATGATACAATTATAATCAGTCAGGCTAATGGTAGTCCTGCTGATGCAACTAAAAACATTACAGTAAACAGTCTTACAAACCTTGTTCAAGAAGAGGCAGGTATGCTTTATATTGACACCGAGATTAGTTCTGCACAGCTATTGGACTTACACAATACACCAGTAGAATTAATTCCTGAACCTATTGATGGAAGTTTTTCTTATCCAAGTAAAGTGTATATAAAATATATTTTTAATACTACTCCTTATACTCAAGCTGGTAGTGTTAGTATTAATGTACGTATAGCTGGATATACTGGTGCAGTACTTGGGGAGACTTTCAACAGTTACACATTTTCCTCTGCTGCAGATTTTCAAAAAATGACAAGTATTATCCAAATAGGTGAACCAGATGCTTTTAGCACTGAATTATATACCCCAGCAGCATTAATAGGAGGAGATGGTACAATAAAAGTAAGAGTATATTATAGTGTAATACCAAGCACTTTTTAAAAAATATCTCAGTAGGTGACTTACCTACACTTTCTTTTTCATGAAGAATACCTTTGTTTATTCAAGGGTATTTTTTTTTACCTATATTTGTTATAAATTAAATTTAATTAAATGAATGATATTCGTAAGATAGCAGTAGGTCCTGATTATAAAGGTGGAGCTATGCACTATGTTGTAGGTCAGGAAATACTTGGAGGTAGCCATTTAATTCATTTAATAAGAATGAATAACAGTCAATCAATAAGTATTTTTATAGAGAACAAAAAAGGAGAAATTTATATCTGGAAAGAATTTACCTCTAATATGCCTATATCGATTGAGTATAATATATACTTTGAATGAAATCACCTTTTTATTTTATAGTTAAGCCAAAAGGAAATAAAAGATATGATAGTACTAAGAAAATAGGAAACATAGACTTTATTACTAGCACTTCAAAAGAAGATCATGCAGCATCAAATAGATACGCTATAGTTGTAGAAACGCCAATAAACTACAATGGTCCTATTGAAATAGGAGACACTTTATTAGTTCATCATAATGTTTTTAAATATTATAATGACATGAAAGGAAATGAAAGAAGCGGTAAAAGTTTTTTCAAAGATGATTTGTTTTTTATAGATAATGATCAGTTTTTTATGTACAATAAAAATAATAAATGGAATGCTCATTCTAGATATTGTATGATAAAACCAATACCAAAAAAAGAAAATTACTTAAAAACACACGAAGAAAATGAACCTTTAATGGGTTTGGTTAAGTACCCTAATAAGTACTTAATTAGTAAAGGAGTTAATAAAGGAGATAAGGTTTCTTTTAAACCTGAAAGTGAATATGAATTTAATGTTGATGGAGAAAAGCTTTATCGAATGTTTGATAAAAGTATAACACTAGTTTTATGAATGTAAATGAAATTAAATTACAAATAATAAAAGCAGGTGAAAAAGCTGTAATGCAATTAATTAAAGTAGCTGAAGAGCATATAATAAAATATGGAGAGGATGATGAGCTTGCTGCTGATAAATTAAAAAATGCAGCGGCTACAAAGAAACTTGCAATATTTGATGCTTTTGAAATATTAAATAGAATAGAATTAGAAAAGAGTTTAATAGAAGGTAACGATTCAGTTAACAGTAAAAAATCAGTAGAAGGATTTGCAGAACGAAGATCAAAATAGTTTAATAAAAGAGTTAAAAGACTTTATTCCAAAAACCGTTATAACTAATAAAAACAAAGCTAAAGCTTGGGATTATGGTCATAATGAAAAATATGATTTTATAGTAATTTCAAAAACAGGACAAATTGAAACTATAATTGAAATTGAAGGTTTAAAGATAGGACTCCCTAAACCACCTGCAAAAATATATTCTAGAAGTGATAAAAAAGAAGAACAATATTGGGAGCCGTTCGAGTATGATAAAAAACTACAAAAAATAAAATCAATATTTCAATGGCATGCTACACCATCATCATTTAAAGATGAGTGGGTTGAGTATATTGAACAAGAGTTTGATAGAAGAGACGAAGGTTTTTGGTTTATGAATAACGGAATTCCAACTTATATTACAGGGTCTCAGTATATGTATGTTCAATGGACTAAAATAGATGTAGGTCTTCCAGATTATAGAGATGCTAATAGAATTTTTTATTTACATTGGGAAGCTTGTAAAGCAGATAAAAGAAGTTTTGGACAAGATTATTTAAAAATAAGACGTTCAGGTTTTTCTTATATGGCAAGTGAGGAATCAGCAAACATAGGTACAATAAGTAAAGATGCTAGACTTGGAATACTTTCTAAAACAGGAGCAGATGCTAAAAAAATGTTTACTGATAAAGTTGTTCCTATAGTAAATAATTATCCTTTCTTTTTTAAACCTGTTCAAGATGGTATGGATAAACCTAAAACTGAGTTAGCTTTTAGAGTTCCTGCATCTAAAATTACAAAAAAAAATATGTACATAGAAGATGAAGACCTTGTTGAAGGATTGGATACTTCTATTGATTGGAAAAACACAGGAGACAACAGTTATGATGGAGAAAAATTAAAACTTCTTGTACATGATGAATCTAAAAAATGGGAAAAACCGAATAATATTTTAAATAACTGGAGGGTTACCAAAACGTGTTTGCGTTTAGGTAGTAAGGTTATTGGAAAATGCATGATGGGTTCTACAGCTAATGCATTAGAAAAGGGAGGAGAAAATGGTAAAAAATTATACTTTGATTCTAAGGTTGAAAAAAGAAACAGAAATGGTCAAACAAAAAGTGGATTATACAGTTTGTTTATTCCGATGGAATACAATATGGAAGGTTTTATTGATAGATATGGGATGCCTGTATTTAGAACACCTAACAAACCCATTTTGGGAATTGATGGAGATTATATAAAACAAGGAGCTATAGATTATTGGGAAGCTGAAGTTGATAGTTTAAAAAATGATCCTGATGCTTTAAATGAATTTTATAGACAATTTCCAAGGACAGAGTCTCATGCTTTTAGAGATGAAAGCAAGCAATCTTTATTTAATCTTACAAAAATATATCAGCAAATTGATTATAATGATTCTTTAATAAAAGATAGATTTATAACTAGAGGTTCTTTTTCTTGGAAAGATGGCATTAAAGATACTAAAGTTATATTTAACCCAAACAACAAGGGAAGGTTTTTAATATCATGGACTCCAAATAAACTTTTGCAAAATAATCAATACTCTAAAAATGGAATACGTTACCCTGGTAATGAGCATATGGGTGCATTTGGATGTGATAGTTATGATATATCAGGAACAGTAGGTGGTGGTGCTTCTAATGGTGCGTGCCATGGACTAACTAAGTTCCATATGGATGAAGGGCCTACAAACGAGTTCTTTTTAGAATATGTAGCTAGGCCACAAACTGCAGAAATATTTTTTGAAGAAATATTAATGGCATGTGTTTTTTATGGAATGCCCATACTTATAGAAAACAACAAGCCTAGATTATTATATCATTTTAAAAATAGAGGATATAGAGGTTACAGTATAAACAGGCCTGATAGGACATACAATAGGTTATCACAAACAGAAAAAGAACTTGGTGGAATACCAAATAGTTCTGAAGATATTAAACAAGCTCATGCTGCTGCTATAGAATCTTATATAGAAAAAAATGTTGGATTTGATTTAACTGAAACATTTAGAGACTCAGACCAAGTAGGTTCAATGTATTTTACTAGGACATTAGAAGATTGGGCAAGATTTAATATTAATAATAGAACGAAATTTGATGCTTCTATTAGTTCCGGTTTAGCTATAATGGCTACTCAAAAAAGCTTATATCAACCTATTAAAAAACAATCAAAAATAAAACTTAACTTTGCTAGATATGATAACAAAGGAAATAGTAGCCAAATTATAAGATAAATGAAAGATGTAAAGGTTAACATAAATCCAACAGGTTTTCCAAGTCAATTTGTTTCTGATGCAGAAAAAAAATCTTATGACTTTGGATTACAAATAGGTCAAGCTATTCAATATGAGTGGTTTCGAAAAGACGGAGGTCAAGGAAGGTTTTATAATCAATGGGCAGATTTTCATAGGCTTAGGCTTTATGCTAGAGGAGAGCAATCTGTTCAAAAATATAAAAATGAATTAGCAATTGATGGAGATTTAAGTTATTTAAACTTAGACTGGACACCTGTGCCAATTATACCAAAGTTTGTAGATATTGTTGTTAACGGAATGGCTGATAGAGTTTTTAAAGTAAACGCTTATGCTCAAGATGGAATGTCTTTAGACAAAAGAAGTGAATACCAAGTGCAGCTTGAAAAAGACATGTTGGGAAAAGACATGATGAATCAAGTTCAAAATGACTTTGGTATTAATACTTTTGCAACATCTGAAGAAGAAGTTCCAAATACATCTGAAGAGTTAGCTCTTCATATGCAACTTAAATACAAGCCTTCTATTGAAATAGCTGAAGAGCAAGCAATTAATACTGTTCTTGAAAGTAATAGATATCATGAAACTCAAAAGAGAATTTATTATGATCAAACTGTTTTGGGTATTTCAATGTGTAAAAATGTTTTTCAACCTGGAGCTGGAATAAAAGTAGAGTATGTAGACCCTGCAAATGTGGTTTATAGCTATACTGAAGACCCTCATTTTTCTGATTGTTTTTATTGGGGAGAGATTAAAACAATTCCAATTACTGAATTAAAAAAAATAGACCCAAGTTTGACAAGGGTAGATATGGAAGAAATTTCTAAATACAGTCAAAGTTGGTATGATTATAATAACACTGCTCAGTATTACAACAATAGTTTGTTTAGTAGAGACAGTGTGACTCTTTTGTTTTTTAACTATAAAACAACACAAACTTTTACATACAAGAAAAAAATAAATGCATCAGGTGCTGAAAGATTAATTGAAAAAGACGATACGTTCGACCCAACTGAAGAAATGATGGAAGAGGGTAGATTTGAAAAAGTTTCAAAAACAATTGATGTTTGGTATGAAGGAGTTATGGTTATGGGGACTAACATAATTCTTAAATGGGAAATGTCTGAAAACATGGCTAGACCAGAATCAGCTTCTCAAGAAGTATACCCAGAGTATGTAGCTTGTGCGCCAAGGATGTATAAAGGAGCTTTAGAATCTTTAGTTAGACGTATGATTACGTTTGCTGATTTAATTCAAATAACTCATCTTAAACTACAGCAAGTAATTTCAAGAGTTGTACCAGATGGTGTATTTATTGATGCCGATGGTTTAAACGAAGTAGACCTTGGAACAGGGCAAGCATATAATCCAGAGGATGCACTTAGAATGTTTTTTCAAACAGGTAGTGTTATTGGACGAAGCTATACTCAAGATGGAGACTATAATCAAGCAAAAGTTCCAATCCAACAATTAAACAGTAGTTCAGGTCAAAGTAAAATACAAAGCTTAATAGGTTCTTATAATCATTATCTTTCTATGCTTAGGGATGTAACTGGACTTAATGAGGCAAGAGATGGCGCAACACCTGATTCATATGCATTAGTAGGTCTTCAGAAATTAGCAGCACTAAGTAGTAATACAGCAACTAGACACATATTAGATGCTGGGTTACAAATGAGTCAAAGACTATGTACTGCTTTATCTAGTAGAATAGCAGATATGTTAGAGTATTCTGAATTTAAAGAACAATTTATAAATCAAATTGGAAAGTTTAATGTTGGAATATTAGAAGAAATAAGTGAATTATACTTAAGTGATTTTGGAATATTTATTGAAATACAACCAGACGAGGAAGAACAAAGAATGTTAGAACAAAACATTCAAATGGCACTTCAACGTGATTCAATAAATTTAGAAGACGCAATTGATATTAGAGAAATTAGAAATATAAAATTAGCTAATCAAGTTTTAAAACTTAAAAGAAAAGCTAAAGAAGATGCTGACCAGCAAGCGAAAGCCGCTGCCGCTGAACAGCAAGGTCAAATAAATATGCAATCTCAAAAAATGGCTGCAGAAACTTCAATGCAAAAGATTCAAATGGAAACTCAAGCAGCTATGCAGATTGAAGAAGCAAAAGCTACTTTCTCTGTTAAGAAAATGCAAGGTGAAGCTGCTATAAAAGCTGAGTTAATGAATTTAGAATTTCAACTTCAAATGAAGTTAAAAGGCGTAGAGATAGATGGATTAAAATCAAGAGAGCTTCAAAGAGAAGGTGCAAAATCTGAAAGAATATCTCAAACCAATACAGAGCAATCAAAATTAATAGAGCAAAGAAAAAATAACTTACCTCCAATTAGTTTTGAATCCAATGAAGATAGCTTAGATGGTTTTGATCTTGCAGAGTTTGAGCCTAGATAATACCTTTAATGTAAATTAAATTAATTATATAACTTTGTAAAAATCAAATCAAATGGAATTTAAAGTAAAAGAAGTAAATCCTTTAGAACAAAAATCAGTTCAAGAGGTAGAAAAAGATCTTTTAGACAAGCATGAAGAAAGTTTAAATGAAGATCAACCTAAAGCTGAAGAGTCAATAAAAGTTGAAGAATCATTAAAAACTGAAGAGCCTGCTGAATTAAGAGAAGAAGACGTTCTTTCATATATTGGAAAAAGATATAATAAAGAAATATCATCTATTGATGAATTATTTACGGAAAGAGAAGTAAGTGAAGATTTACCAGAAGATGTTTCTAGATATTTAAAATTTAAAAAAGAAACTGGTCGAGGTTTTAGTGATTTTGCAAAAGCAAATAAAAATTACGAAGATTTACAAGACGACCAAGTGTTAGCTGAATATTATTCTTTAACAGAAGAGGATTTAGATAGTGAAGATATTCATTATTTAATGGATGAAAAGTTTTCATATGATGAAGACGTAGATGATTCCTCCGAAATTAAAAAGAAAAGTATAGCTAAAAAAAGAGAACTTTCGAAAGCAAAAAAGTATCTTAATGATTTCAAAGAAAAATATAGTACTCCTCTTGAGTCAAGTGGGAAAGCTGTTTCTGAAGAAATGCAAAAAGAACTTGATGCATATAAAAAGTATATTCAAGAATCGAAGACTATTGAAGAAGCTAATCAAAAAAAGAATGAGTATTTTTCAAGAAAAACTGATGAGGTTTTTAACTCTGAATTCAAAGGTTTTGAGTTCGAAATAGGAGATAAAAAAATTGGTTATTCTTATGGAGATGCAAAGGAAATGAAGTCTAAGCAAATGAATCTAGAAAACCTTATAGGAAAATATGTAGGGGACGATGGATTGATTGCTGATGCTAAAGGTTGGCACAAGGCACTTAGTGCTGCAATGGACCCTGAAAGATTTGCTCAGTATTTTTACGAGCAAGGAAAATCAGATGGTGTAGGTGATATTTCTAAGAAAAGTAAAAACATTAATATGAATGTTAGAAATACTCCACAATCAATTGGTGATACAGGGTTTAAAGCTAGAGCAGTAAGTGACAACAGTGGAAAAGGTTTGAGAATAAGAAGTAACAAAAATAAATAATAATTAAAAAAAACAAAAATTATGGCAGGAGCTGTTAACAACGTACCAGGATTTGATTTACAACCAAGTTCGGAACAAGTATTATTACAAACAAATTACATTACTAACTTTGATTTCTTAAATCAGTATCTTCCAGATACTTACGAGAAAGAATTCGAACGTTACGGAAACAGAACAGTAGCATCATTCTTAAGAATGGTAGGCGCTGAAATGCCTTCTAATTCTGACCTTATCAAATGGGCAGAGCAAGGAAGATTACACACAAAGTACACATCAGTGACTTC